TTTGGATTGATTACCATGATAGCAGATTCTCTTGTTTCTCCAATTACGAAGCAACGCATGTTCAAACCAACTTGTGGAGCAGATAGGCCAATACCTTTCTTATTTACCATCAAGTCAACCATTTGTTCTTTCAAGTCTGCAGCATCTGCAAATATTTCTTTGACTTTATCAAAATCAAAATCTTCCATTCCTTTCCCAAGAATTGGGTCGGGGTAGTATACTAATTTCATAATTTACCTTCTTCTCTCATTTTAGCTCTAATTTTTGTAGCACTGATGTTATGTACATCTTCGCCTAGGTCATGCTCTGTAAATGTATAACCAACACCTCGACCATAGCTAATGTCTACGATGTTTGGTACGGCCATAATCATATATTCACGACCTTCTTCATAACCTGCATCGCCTAAACCTTTTTTAATACCATCAATAACAGCAATCTCACCAAAGGGATTGTCTGTCTGTGCAACAGTACGACCAGCTCCAGCATCGCCTTCGATGCCAAATACTTCACGTACCATTATAACAACTTGTCCTGTAATTGTCAAGGCTTTTTCGAATAATTTTGTGTGACCTTCATGCCACGGTTGCCATCTACCCAACATTTGCACTGTTGGTTTCTTAAAATCGAATGCATCTTCCATTTCAAACATTAATCTTTTACTCCAAATTTGATGTACTTATACCACAATCTTTCGTGCCCATAGTATAGTACAAATTTTATTACTATATCTGCAATAAACACTGCGCCTATAGCTTTGGCTGGTAATCCAAAAAACCAAGCTATTGCTGCAGTTGTAATACTTGCAATTATTCTCCATGTAACGGCTTTCGCCAAATGTCGTTTAGCACTAACATCACTCATATTTTGCCTTAATGACTCGTGCCATAGATACATGAGTATCTGGTAGCCATGTGTGTACGATATGGTCTACAACTTCGGGCGTCTCAAAGATTTTATTAGTATCTTCAAATCGGCCTTCTTTAATAGTATCCATCCATACGAGATAGTCTGCGCCAAAATCAACTCGAGCTTTTTCAAACGGACAAACAAAATCTGTGATAGCGTATTTTCCAGCTCGCGTAACGCCATCAGCAAGATATTTCATTCTCATTGCTTGTCTCATACGACCTTCTTCCGAAAAATCCCAGTCGTCGTAGTATTCGCGTACTTGGTCAGCATTAATCCAAACACCGCCCAATTCCTCAGCCAACGGTTCTGCAAGATAGCTCTTGCCTGAACCAGGAAGCCCGCAAATTAAAATTTTCTTCATTTCTTATCGTTCGTTCCTTTTTTAAATTTAGATTCAAAATCATCAATGAATCTGGAAATGTACTCAGGTGGCTCATTCATTTGAATAGTTTGTGCATCACTATCTTGAAGTATGCTCTGAGTTAACATGTTTTGAGAAGCTTTAAACTTAATATAAGTCTGCTTCTTCTCTTTTTGAATTCTTCGAAGGAATGCAAACCAGATAATTTGAGTGAAATAAGCAAATGGGTTTTGCGATTTCTCTGGGTCGAAGTTGTGAATATACATTAAGCAATTCTCAATTCCATCTGATATCATTTCTTCTTTATATGAGTAGCCAGAAAAATTTGGTTTAGTTGCAAGTCTAGTTGCAATAAGTAGAATGCACTTTCCAATGTATTCTGGTACTTGTGGGTTTTTATCTCCAGCGTCTTCAGCTTCCTTGCATAGAGCTCTGTAATCTATCAAGGCAGCAAGTAAATCTGGATTATTGACATAATTTCTTTTTCTTGCCATTAGTGTTTCCTTATGTTGGAATTTTTTAAAGGTAAATTATAACATGTTTTATACATTTTGTCAACCTTTATGTTCATATTTGAAAAAAGTTGCATTATTTTTAAAAAAAGGGTTGACAACTACTAAAAAGCGTGGTATAATAAGGTTATCAACCTTTAAGGTATCTAATAAACTATATCTCTACAGTGTAAATCTTATAAGGGAACTCTTCAGCTCCGTAGATTTCAATCCTCTTCTTAAAGTGCTTAAGCGTATAGTTCTCAAAGCTTCCAATAGATAAATCATCAGTAATATCATACAGAACGGCCTCGGTCGAGTCGTCAGCTTTTCTCAATGTTCTACCGATAGATTGAAGTACTTTGATTTCACTCTTCGAACCAGTAGCAAAAATCACATTATCTAATCTTTTCAAATTAACACCGGTGGAGAAAACTCCGTAAGAAGCAAGTATGTCGTGCCTCTTTTCAGAATCATTCTCAACTAAGTGTCGTATATCTTCACGTTCAGTTCCTTTGGTCCCACCATATATAAAGTGGAGCTCTCTTCCTTCTTTGCGAAGCAAAGGTTCTAAAACTTTACCGTGTTTTTCTACAAGGTCAAATAGAATCAAATTATTCTGACCTTCTAAACTATGTACGAGATTCTTAATAAAGTTATTTCGTTTCTCGTTATTCACAATAAACTCTCGTTCAGCTGGCCACTTTTTAGTTCCATCTAAATTTTTGAGAGCGTCTTTGAATTTCTTTCTTGTATCATTGCTGTGAGATAGTACAATCGCTTTGACTTTGAAATCAGCTACTGTTCCTTTATCCATAAGCTCTTTTGTATTTACGAATCGTTTAACTTCACCGAAACAACCTTCAAGTACTAGCCTATGAGTTTTGCTTTCTGATGATTTAAGAGTACCTGTAAATCCATGTCTGTACTCACAATCAGTTAATGATTCCATAATCTTTGTTAAGCTCTTTGCTTGGAATGTATGTGCTTCATCTCCAAGTACAACTTTAAATTGGTCAAACCAATCTTTCTTTAATTTAATAAGTGATTGCCACGTTGATATAACAATCGGTGAGCTTGTGTTCTTATCAACTCCACCTTGTATTGTATAAATGTCGTTTTCATCACAGCCATAATCTATAAAGTCACCTTTCATTTGGTGTACTAGAGAAATAGTTGGTACGATAATAAGTGTTCGATGTCCAAATGCTTGGAAGTAATGTTGTTGGATAAGATAAATGATTAACGACTTACCAGATGAAGTCGGTGATAAACTGAGCGATCGCCTTTTGCGTAAAGCATTCAGTACATATTCTGTTTGATAATCACGAGGCTTAAATTTGCAATTAATTTCTTCTGCTAATTGCGTTGGATAATCATCATCAAATTCTTCATCTAATCCAATGTGGTCTGGTGCAGATAAGAAATATCCGCGGTCGTCGCAAAACTTTTTAATATGTGGGTAAAGACCAACATAGATAATTGGTCGCATTGGTTGGAATAATCTTATAATTCCGTCCCATACTCTATTTTTATAAGCAGGAACAAATTGATAACCTTCAGGCCTAAAACTAAATTGCTCAGCTAATTCCATAAGTGTGCCGCTATCTGCAACAACTTTCATGTGTACCGAATTAATAGGCTCTAGGGTTATCTGTTCACTCATAACTTAATAGCTAATAACAAAAATATGCCAAATAATATAATGTTTGTAAAAAATATTAGTATTGCTAAAATTGTATGGTACCAAATCCATCGAGTACGATAAGCATTTTCAAGCGTTAAATCTTCTGGGTCTGCTTCTTCGTCCATTACAGGCAAGTTGTGCATGACCGTTTGGTCAAACTTATTATCCTCTAATGGCTTTTCGATAAATTTTTGGAACCACTTAATCATTAATAATCACCGGCTTGGAATTTTAACATGTCAATCATATTTTTTATTATAAAATTGCGACTATGGATAGTTCGCACAATGTCTTCTAAAAAGTTTGCATTAGCAGAATGATAGTCAATGGTCAAACTTAATTTGATAATATCCTTATCTGCTTGAATATATTTATCTACTTCATTACGTAAAACTTTTTTCTGATAAGGTCTCCAACCCTGAGCTTTCAAATCTTCTTCTGCCATACTACCATCATAGTATTCTCGCTTGAGTGCTTCAAGTTCTTTGTATTCTGCTTTTAATTTTTTGACACGAAGTACTTCTCTATAAAAGAGATTGTAATATTTACTGTGAAGTTCTGGGATTCGTTTTGACTCTCCGACGAGATTTGTTTCGTCTATGGCTGAATCTTTTGCCCATAACGAAGATATATCATTTGTATCCATAATGTAAACTCGGTTGTTAACTATAAAAGTATATTATAACAGGTTCTCTATAATTTGTCAACCCTTTAGCTTAACTCTTTAATGTCGAATGCGTCATATCGCATGGTAACTGTAGCTTCAGGATAAAGAACATCCTGGTTAGATAAGTCCAAACTAACTGGAGTCAAACCAATTGGTTGTGCATTTAAATATGTGACTTCCAAATTTGGTTGTTTATGACTATTTAAAATTAGAACAGTAATATCTGATGTTATTCCATCTTGGCTATCTGCTAGTTGGTCGTATTGTTCCAATGTATCTGGAGAACCAATACCTTTTAACCAATCGTAAATTTCACGATAGTTTCTCATGTTCTCATCAATAATAAATGTTAAATCTAAATCAGCATACGCTAAATGGTCACCTGTTGAATAATAGGCACGTAAAGGCGTATCTGTTTTTACAGCGTTCGTTGTAACAGAAGGAAGCAGAATTTTATTTGAGAAAAATTCTACGTTCGGCAACCTTTTGAAGATTATTTTAAATCCTGCCGATGATAAATAGTTATTAATCATACAATAAATTCCAATGATTGTTTATTATACTATTTATACGAGGCGAACTATATAATGTTTTCAAAACCAAAATCCCTAACATTCGAAATGGATACAGCTGATTTATCCATTAACCATATTGCACACTTATACCATTCCTTTTTTGTATCCAAAGATTATGATTGGTGGTACGAAGTTTTACCCGATGATATCGTAGTTGATGTTGGTGCTGGTATCGGAATGTTTTCAGCTAAAGCATACGATAATGGTGCTAAACGAACTTACATGATTGAACCAAGTCGTAAGTTATTAGAAACAGCAGTTAAAAATCTTGCTGGAGCATATATCGACAGACCCGATGCTTACGAACGATGTCGTATTAAAGCAGTCCATGCAGCTATGGGTCGTACCGATGTTGACTGTAGTAATGTTTGGAATGAGCCACAATATGATGGAAAGCTTATGTCTTTAATGGAATTTGTTGATTATTACGATGTTCCAAATATTAGCTTTCTTAAAATATCTGCTTGTGGTGCTGAATATAATATTTTGCATGAGGATAACTTAAACTTTATAGCATCAAATATTCGTCACACTGCATGTCGTGTTTATTTAAATGCTCAGTATGGTGGAGTTGAAAAGTTTAAGCATTGGCGTAATTCTGTGTTAAAGCCTATGATGGACCTTAACCGTGTTTATTTCCAAGATGAATCATATTACGATAAAGTAATGAAGGATAATTTTGTGGAGCTATTACCTGCCAGCTTTATGGTGTATATTAAGAATTGGTAGAATTACCAGTTATGAATTACGTTGGCCATAATAAAGAAGCAAGTTAAAAAGTTAACCCCCACAATAAGAGTCCGAAGCAAAGCCACATAATTGTCATAGGGTTCAGTTTTCTCATCTGAGAATCCTCCGAGTGCGTATTTCCAAATAGTCCAAACTTTATTCATATTGGTGTACGAAAGTTTTGTCTGTGTCAATTCCTGCTGTATAACATGCTTTGCAGAATTGTCCTGCACCTTCTACATATCCATATCGCATATCAATATGAGTATCTTTAGTGTATTCAGTTTCAATGCCACACATGTTGCATGTATCTTTTTCAGTATTAGTGGTATTCATTTTGCGCTGCCTCTATAAAAAAGTCTAATGTATCTTCTGTTGAACCAAAGTCCGCAATAATATATTCGCCTTCAGCTCCAGCTGGAGTAGTTTCAAGCTCTGGATATTCTTCTTGCCATAATTCAAATAACTGTTCCATGGATAGGCCCTTAACTCCTTTTCTACTAAAGTTTACTTTCAATGTAGCTTCTGGTCCGTCGATAGTATAGTTAACATGAAAATTATATTCTGTACCAGCTAATCGTTTTGTTTGATATACAGTGCCAGCTGAATTTGTTGTAGTTGCCGTAGTTACTTGTTCAAGCTCAGGATGTGACGCCCAGAATTTTTTCTCTTCGGCTACTGGGTTGATTTGCTCTTTTTTCCATTCGTCATGCAAACTTGATAGAGTTTGTTTAACCCACAACTCATCGTACATTCCTTTAATTTTATTTAGCTTCGGTTCGAGTACATTGATTCTCTGAGATTCTGTCGCAGCTTGAACAGCTTCAATAGCATCACGGCCTTCAGTAAACTGTTCTAGATTTCTGCCGATAATGATAAGGTCGTCAATATTAACATCTTTATCTTTAAGATGGTCGAGGCATCTGTTTTTAACACCTTTGCCATCGTATATTGGCTTTATAGTGTTATCAAATTTTCCGTTTGGATAATAACCATACTGGTAATATCCAAGTGTTTTCATAAACTCTGCTGAGTATTTCATAGTATCTCCATTATATAAGTTTTAAATCACTCAAGAATTGCTTTTTAGGAGTTGCTTTATTCCAAAAATCCAAGTCCTTTTCAGCTTGCTTGATTTGTTTTTCCAAATTCAGAATCTCTTCTGATGTCAAATTAGAAAATGGTATTGCTAATAGTCGGTCGACCAGAGCTGTTGCTTCTGGTATGATATTTTTAATGTCATCGCCGATTTGCTTTTTGTTCTTATTTTTAAATGTGATTTTATCGTCAAGTACAAGTTGGATAAACTCCATCTTAATTTGTAGCCATATTTTTGCTGCTTCAAATGATGCAAGGTTCTTGTCGATACGCTTCTGCAATACGCCGAAACGATAATCACAAAAGTCTTTTACCAACTCACGCACATCATCGTACTCTCGTAATTTACCATCTTGGTCAATCACAGTACAATTCTGGCTGAGTACTTTTGATAGCTTAAACTTAGAAATTATTTTAGCATCATTCCATTTTGCTGATGATGCAAGCTTGAGTTTAACTGTAAACTTGAAGCCACTCTTATCACAAAGGTCTTCGTAGGATACTATATCACCGTCGTCCTCAAGTTTATCTAATACCTTTACGTACCCTTCTCTGTCTAGTCCATAGGGTACTTCAGTGATTGTAAGTTGTGTCTTAGATGTCTTCTCATAAACACCAAATACGGTATATCGCTTAGGCTCGAGTGGGTCTTGTTCAACTGTGCCATCGAACTCTGGGAATTTTACCTTAATAGTATCTGGAGCAATTTTATTTGTTCGTAAATATTCAGCACAAGCTTCAGCTAAACTTTCTGGACAATGTGGTAGAATATTTGTAGCAAAACCAGTCGCAATACCCTTAGTGCCATTTGCTAATACTAATGGGATAACTGGTAAGTAATGAGCAGGTGGCTCATGCTCTGGGTCCTCATGTACTGGACTCAAATCTACATCTTTAATGTACTTATTAAAATTATCATGTAGTCGAGTATAGACATAACGAGGGGCACCGGCGTCTTGGATTAGTCTTGTACCAAAGGAGCCTCGGCCTTCAACTAAGCAAATGTTGTTATTCCAAGTCGCGGCCATGAGCTGGCCAGAACCGGCGGCGCTCCCCTCGCCATGATTGTAGCCGTAGTCTGATATAATACCAGAAACAGCGGAAACTTTTTTGAAATCTCTTTTTGTGTTTTGAATGCTGGAGTATAAGTAAAACCTTTGTACAGGTTTGAGTCCGTCAATCATATTTGGAATCGCACGATTTTCAACGGTGTACATTGCAAATGATTTCCACTCTCTCGCGGCAACATTTGACAATGGGTAATATTGGTTACCATCATTAATATAGTTTGTTAAATCACTCATGCGAACATAAACTCCTTTCTTAAATTACTATCTTTACCAAACATCATTTGGAAAAGTCCGGCATCGTCTACTGAAACAGTATCGTACCTTGGTTTGTTAATTATAACATCATATTCTTCTTCTGTCAACGAACCAAGCCCTTTGATGTAACGATGTTTCCAATTACTATTTTTCTGCTTGAACTCAGATGCGTCTTCGTAAGTATAGAACCACTCAACTTTATCTTTAAATGTCGATATCATAATTGGAGTACGAGTAATTTTGACTCGATGCTCGGTAAGTAGTCGTGGCCAGAACTTATAAAAGAATGCAATCAGCAGTGGACTGATGTGACCAATACCATCGTGGTCGGCATCAGTTAATGTAGCAATATGTTTATATGATATATTGTCAACACTGTCTGGATCGTTGATGTCAAGTCCTAGTACGGCCACCAATTCAGATAGCTCTTTGTTCTTTAAAACATCTGCAGGTTTCATATCCCAAGTGTTCATAATAACACCACGCAATGGGAATGCTCCAACCTTGTTTGGGTCCCTTACCTTTAATAAGAATCCCATAGCTGAGTCACCCTCAACAATCTTCAATGTAGCATCATCTTTATTTGCAGCAATATGTTTTGCAACTTTGACTTTACGTAATTTCTTTTGAGCCATTGTTGCAGCACGTTTGTCAGCTGCCATTTTCTTAGCAAGTTGAGCTTCGATGATTGGGTCAATGATAACTGGTGTATTCAGTATCTTACGAGCAAGGAAATTATAATCCTTTATGTCACATGTTTCTAAGTGAGCTCTAACCTCAGCGAGAGAGTTAGTTAATCTCTCTTTTGTTTGTGAGTCAAATTTTGGATTCACAAAGTTTCTTGCGAACATTACGAATGTAAGTCCACCTTTAATA